GGAACCCTGCCAAGCGCGGTGATGGGGCGACGCCAGAGAACTTCGTCACCATCGCTGAGGTGCTGGACATTTCCGGCCCGGCGCTCGCGCTGGGGACGGAGGAGGCGACCAGTCACGACAGCAACTTCTGGCGGGAGTATGTTCCCACCCTGCTCGAGGGTGGCGAGGTCAGCTTCGACATCAACTACTTCGAGCACACGACGCACGTCAACCTGCGCGCGGACATGTACAACCGGACGCTGCGCAACTTCCAGGTCGTCTTCCCGACGTCGCCGGCGAAGACGTTCGCGTTCGCGGCCTATGTGACGGGCTTCGAACTCTCAGCGCCGGTCGAGGGGAAACTCACGGCCAGCGTCTCGCTCCAGATCAGCGGGCCGGTGACCGTCAGCTAGATGACTGGGCAGGGCTGACGCGGGTCGACGCGCGTGTTGCCCTGCCCGTGATGGAGGAACTATGGGCGAGCGTATCGTTCTGACACGGGCCGACATTCTGGCGGCCAACGACGTCGAGATCGAGTGGGTGCCGGTCCCGGAGTGGGCGCCGGCGACCGCGCGTGACCGGTCGGCCTACGGGGTCTACGTCCGCGCCATCTCCGCCGCAGAACGCGAACGGCTGCTGCGCGCCTCCGTTGTGATGGAGGGGCGCCGGCAACGCTTCGACATCCCGACGTTCCGCGTCAAGCTGGCGGCGCTGGCGATGTGTGACGAAAACGGCAACCGGCTGTTCTCCGAGGCCGACGCGCACGCGATCGGCGAGAAGTCGGCAAAGGTGCTCGAACGCATTAGCGACGTGGCGGCGCGGCTGGCCGGGATCGAGGGGACCGGCGAGGCCGCCGAGGGCGAGGACGAGAACCCTTTAGCGACCGGGAACGGTTCAGCTTCCGGCTCTGCCTGGCCCTCGGAGGGATGACGCGCGGGGAGATGATGGCGAGGATGTCGGCCCGTGAGTTCGACCAGTGGATTGCCTATGACCGGGTCGAGCCGATCGGCGAATGGCGGGCCGACATCCGCAACGCGATGCTGATGACACTGCTCGCCAACGTCCACCGCGACCCGAAGCGGCGCCCGTTCAAACTCGACCAGTTCCTGCCGTTCATGCCGAAACACACGCCGACGGCGGACGAGCTGGAGGAACGGTTCCGCGCGATCGTTGGGCTGCCGGTTGACGAAGAGCGCGAGGATGATGACGCATGGCCACCATCGCCCGGCTCGTAGCCGAGCTCGGTCTCGACGATAGCGACTTTCAGAAGGGGCTGAAACGGTCCTCGTCGTCGCTCGCCGAGTGGGGGAAGCGCGTCGAGCGTGCCGGCCAGCAGCTCAGCCTGAAACTCACAGCGCCGATCACCGGGCTCGGGTTTGCGGCGATGCGCACGTTCGGCGGGTTCAACGACCAGATCACGAACATCGCCGCGCTGGTCGGCGTACCCGCCGCCGAGCTCGAAAAACTGCGACAGCAGGTACTCGACCTCGCGCCGGCCGTTGGCATCGGGCCGGCGCAACTGGCCGAGGCGCTGTATTTCATCACGAGCGCCGGTATCCCGGCCTCGAATGCCATGAGCGTGCTGGAGGCAAGCGCAAAAGCGGCCGCGGCCGGCCTCGGTGACGTTGTCACGGTTGCCGACGTCACGACCTCGGCGATGAACGCCTATGCTGAATCGGGGCTGACAGCGAATGATGCTGTCAGCGTTCTGGTCGCCACCGTTCGCGAGGGCAAGGCCGAGCCGCAGGAGCTTGCTGCCTCACTCGGCCAGGTGATTCCAACAGCGGCGCAAATGGGTGTCGAGTTTCACGAGGTCGGCGCGGCAATGGCGGTCATGACACAATCCGGTCTCGGCGCCGCCGAGGCGGGGACGTCGCTCAACCAGGTGATGCTGACGCTGATGTCACCGTCGCGAGAGACAGCCAAGACGCTGGAGAAGTTTGGCCTCTCGGCCGAAGGCCTGCGCCAGCAACTTCGCGAAAAAGGGCTTCTGTCGGTGCTGAGGACCCTCGCGACAACACTCGGCGACGACCAGGAGGCGATCGCGAACGTCTTCGGCAACGTCCGGGCACTGCGTGGTTTCCTGAACATCACCGGCCAGGACGCCGAAAAGGTCGATCAAATTTTCAAGGAGCTCGCGAATTCCACGGGGGACCTCGACAAGGCGTTCGAAATCGCCGCATCCGATCCGATGTTCAAATTGCAGCAGGCGATGGCGAGGATCAAGGTCGCGCTGGTGCAGATCGGCGCGGCGATGGTGCCGGTGGTCGTGCCGGCGATCGAACTGCTGAGCAAGGTGGTCGCGACGCTGGCCGGCTGGTTCGATAAACTGCCGAAGCCGGTAAAGATCGTGATCGTCGTGCTCGCCGGCCTGCTGGCCGCGCTCGGTCCGGTGCTCGTGGCGCTAGGGATCGCGGCGCAGGCGATCGCTGCGCTCATCCCGTTGCTGCCGGCGCTTGGCGCGGCGATCTCAGCCGCGCTCGGTCCGGTCGGGCTGGTCATCATGGCGATCGTCGCTGCCCTCGCGCTGCTCGCGGTCGCCTACAAGAAAAACTGGCTCGGATTCGGCGACGCCGTCCGGTTCGTCGCGCGGGCGGTCGCCGGGTGGATCAGGGACATCGTCGGCTGGTTCGAGCATTTGTGGAGCCGGATACGCGCGTTCTTCAAGGCCGTTGACCTGATTAGCCGGGGCAAGCCGTTGCAGGGAATGCTCGCACTCGGTCCCGTCGGCAAAACGGTCATGCGCCTCGCGCTGCTGTTCGGCAAGGTCTACCGGCCGATCCGGCTGTTCCTCGAGGGCCTGCGGAAAATTGGCGGCCGCGACACCGAGCGCGTCCACAAGATCCTCAACCAGTTGCCGGCCCCGCTGGCGAAGATCCTGATCGCGTTCGCCCGGGTGATCCGGATCGTGAAGCGGTTCCGCGCCGCCTGGGAAAAGGGTGGGCCGGTCCTGGCGTTCCGCGTGCTGTCGCGCGAGCTTGAAAAGTTCGGCAGGACGATCGGGAACTTCTTCAAGTCGATCGGGTTCGAGCGATTCGGGTCGCTCATTGCGGAGATTGCCGGAAAGATTGGCCGAATTATTCGTGACGTCGTCAAGCTCGTTGACGACCTGGTGCATGGGAATTGGTCGGCAGCGTGGCGCGACTTCGTGCGCCTTGGTAAGGACGCGATTGATCTGTTTGTGCTGTTTTTCAAAGGTGTGCCATCGGCGCTCGCTGATGCGTTCAACCTGATCCTGAACGCCATCCGGGCAGTGGACTGGGGCGGCGTTGTTTCGTTCCTGCTCACGAAGGGGGGTGAACTCATTTCCGGCCTCTACAACGGCGCGATCGGGTTCGCGACCGGCACGCTGTTCCCATGGCTCGGCGGCCTGCTGCCGCAGGTGCCCGGCGCGGTCGGCGACGCACTGGGGTGGCTCGTGGCCAAGGGCGAGGATTTGCTCACCGGTCTCTGGAACGGGATCAAAAACATCTGGGACAACACCATCAAACCGTTCTTCGAAAAATTTCCATCGCGCGTTGCTGGTCTGTTCCCGGACAACACGGGCGAGCGCCTGCTCGGTACCGGACGACGAATTCTCGGTGGTCTCTGGAACGGAATAAAGGATATTTGGGACAACACCATCAAGCCGTTTTTCTCGGGAATCGTCGATCGTATCGTCGGCGTGATGCCGGTGCTCGCCGAATTGGCCGGTCCATTGATCAACGCCGGCAAGTCCATCCTCAATGGTATCTGGAACGGCATCTCGTGGGTGTGGGACAACGTCGTTGAGCCGTTTTTCTCCGGCATCGTGGACGCCGTGTTCAACGCGATTCCTGGGTGGGATGAGATCCTGAAAATCCTCAAGCCGGTTGGCGAAAACTTTATCAAGGCGATCAAACAGGGGATCGAGGAGGCGTGGAACGCAGTCCTTGCCATCTTCAACGCGATGCCCGCAGCCGTCGACGCCGCGATTTCAACACTCAAGGACGTCAAACAGTGGCTTGACGACGTCCTCGGTTTGGCAGAGAAGGTCCTCGGGAAACTCGGCGACATTGCGAAATGGCTGGGCGGGAAGCTTGGTATTGGTGGCGGGGATGGCGGGGGTGAGGGCGCGGCTGGCCTGCCGTCCGGTGGCGTGATGGTCGCTCCCTCATTCTCCGGCGAGACCACGCTCACGACGATCAGCCAATGGGTCACGGACGTGCTCGCCGAGTTCGATAAATTGAATAGGTGGGTC